AAACCTCTCTGCACTGTTTACCGTAGGGTGCATTACCTGCCGGTACTTGAGCAACATTGGGGCTTGAGTGTGTCATACGTCCTGTTACTGCGCCGTTGGCGTTGACATAACCATGCACTCTACCATCTTCTTTAACAGCGTCTAACCAGCTTTGTATCTGCGCGATGCGCTTCTGCACCATAAGGTACTCACCAATAAGCTCCGCTTCCGGTATACCCTTCACCTTGTTAAGAACGCTCTCATCAACGATTGGCTGTCCTTTCTCTGTGAAGGTCTCTGGTTTCCATCCGAAGTATTGTAGGTAACGACCTATCTGTTGTCGTGAGCCTAAGTTAAACTCTGGATAATCCAGTCTGCTAAACGGTGCTACTGCTGTCGTCCACTGTTCCCCTAAGAACTTCAAGCCCACTACTGAGTGGCTTCCGTCCTTCTTAACCTTTGGTGTTATCTCCTTAATGAATGTTGGTAGTGGTTTAAACTTCTCGTGTACCCTGTCCTCTAGGTCAAACTTCTTCTCCTTCAACTCAGCCAAAAGTACAAACGCTTTCTCTTGGTCTACCAACCAGCCGCTTTTAATTTGCTGGCTAATAATCCCTTGTACTTGACCTTCAAGCATAAGGCTCTTATCTCCAAAGCCAGTAAGTTGTTGAAGTAGTCTCTGGTACACAAGTTCATTAACTCTAACGTCTTGCTTACAATACTCCACCATATCCTGAGAAAAATTGTCCCAATCATAGTGTTCTCCTTTCGGTTGGTTTAATAACTGACCCCAGTTCTCCAATGAATGACCGCCTTGACGTGATGGCTCTGTCAGTCTGGACATAACTAACGTATCTGTTACCTTACACTTGCTGAAGTCTACGTTAAGTAGCTTCTCTAACACTGGTATGTCGTAGCCAATAATGTTGTGACCAATGACCTCCAGTTCTCCCTGCTCCTTAATCCAGTCCTTGAAACAAAGTAGGCTGTCTCCTGACCACTCTACGTACTCCTTAGTGTCCCTCTCGTAAGCGATAATGCACCATACCTTGTCAGGGTCTAGGCCGTTCGCTTCGATGTCAAAGACTATCTGCTTCATTAGAACTCCACGTTATCCTCTGTGGGACAAGATGTTTCAATCATACGGCCTGAGTCCTTATCGTAGTACAGGTAGCAAGCCGCACCTGTGAGTCCAACAAACCTGTTCTTTAGAACCCTTACGCACGTGGTGTTGCGTGTGTCTGGGTCTAAATGCTGTTGGTCTCGCTCTAGTCCAATAACCATATCACTTAACTGTGCGATAGCCGCCGAACCTCGTAGCTCTCCTAAGCTAATCTTACCTCCGTCCTCGTGCGCCTTCTGCCCTGAGGGCCGCCGTAAGTGTGACACCAAGAATAACCCGACTCCTGTCTCCTGCACTATCTTCCGTAGGTTGGTCATAATGCTGTCGATTGCCTTACGCTCGTCTCCTTGCGCTTGGTCACTGACTACAATACTAAGGTGGTCTAGGATAATCCATTTGCAGTCCAAGCCCTTAGCCATGTACCTGATGCGTCCTAGCAGGTCGTCCTCACTGGTACTTCCAAAGTGGTCGAGTAAGTGTATCCTGTCTAACCCGAATGTCTTCTCCCAGTAACCACGTTCCTCGCCTTCTACCAACGAGTTCCTAACGTCCGGTAGATGTAACTGCTTGTTAGCCTCAATCGACATAATGCCTAGCGTGGTCTTAGGTACGTCCTCCTCTAGTGCCAAGATACCCACGTTGTCCTCGGTGTTCTTCAACAGGTAATGCTCTAGCTCTCGCATAATCTGAGACTTACCCATGCCCGACCCTGACGTTATCGTGACCAACTCCCTCGGCCTGAACCCGTGTGTAAACTCATTCAAGCACTGCCAAGGATACGGTATGGACTTAATGTCCTTCTGCTCCTGTAGCAAGTCCCATGTATCCATGCCTGAGACAATCCCGTCCGGCCTATAGGCTTTGGCGTCCCACCACGCTCTAGTGAACTCCTGTATCTTCTTGGCCTTGAGCATCTCCCCCGCGTCCTTCAAGGACAGTACTACGTTCTTCGCCTTGTTAGGGGTGAACAAGTTAAGCACTGACTGTGCCGCCTCCTGTCCTGCCTTGTCGTTGTCGAAACAGATAACTACGTTCTCGAACGACTCCAGCCATTCCAAGTTGGCCTTGATGTCCTTACTGGCTCCTGCCGCACCTGAGCGGATAGACACTACAGGCCACTTGCCGTCGAACATCTCACTGACTGCTAGTGCGTCTGCCTCTCCCTCGGTAATGGTAATGTACTTACCGCCTTCCCTGAATGCTTGCTGACCGAACAAGCCTACGTTATCAAAGTTCCCTGTCGCGTAGAATCCTTTGGTCTCTACCTGTCTAACCTTCGTCCCTGTCGGCTTCCTACTGTCCTTGTCATAGTACGGGTAGTGATGTTTGACAATTTGTCCCGTTGGTGAGAACTCCACAGTAACGCCGAACTTCTGCGCTATGCTCTGTGAGATTCTGCGGTCGGGGATTGCCGCTATTACTCCTGTCATCTCAAATGCCCTTGTTGGTGTACGTGGTGCAAAGTCTGACGGGGCAGTTCCGTTGCCCCTCTCGTAATACTCACAACCACCACTAAAGCAGTGGGCGTGACCATCGGAGTACCTTGCTAGGTTGTTGCTTGAGCCGCATTGGGGACACGGCTCGTGCTTTAGAAAGGTAGACTCTCCCATAATTAAAAGTCCGCTACCTCTTCCTGCTCTGCAACCTCTAAGACCTTCACCTTGTTTAGGTACGTGCCTGTACCATGTACTGGATGAGGCGCACCTTCCTGCCATAGGATACGCACTTTGGAGCCTCGGGGGACTCGACCCGCAAAGGGCGTGCCATCGGCATTTAGGACACCTACCTCAAACTTACTGGAAAACTTGCGCTGCTTTACACCTTCGTACTCACGTAGTTTGATACCTGCTGCGTCTAATGACTCGGCGTCCGCCTCATCTAAAGACAACACCAAAGAGAACTTACCAGTGGATTGACCGTTGTACATCTCATGCTCGGTCAGGTTCTCAAATGCTACTGTTCCTTCTAATACTTGTGCTGACATATCAATTACCTTTTGTTGTTAAATTAAATTGTTACTACTTAAGTATACCTTAGTTAGTTGCTTTTAGTTTATTATAAAAGAACATAACATAAGTATATTATAGCATTAATTATTGCTAATGTCAAACCCTAATTCACTCAGGTCTACATTCTCTTCTTCGCTCGTTACTCCGCCACCCTCGAATGCAAGTGCCGCATTAGTTGAAATACTCATACAATTATAACACAAATCTAAAGGCTTGTCTGTATTATAATCAGTACGCCTTAACTCTGATTCCGTCATAATAGTGTCGCACGCTTTGCATCTACTCACTGTCATACCTCCCGATAGCTTCTCTATGCATCTTGTCAAAATCCTCTTTCGTCATGTTGTACAGGTCGTACTTGATATGCTGCAATGCTGTGTCCTCCACCTCCAAAATGCCCATCTTGTACAGTATGTAGTCACCCAACTCCTTTACCTTTACGTGGTCGTCCTCGCCGTACCAGTCGCTCTGCTCGTACCCTATCAACTGCTCTTTAATCTTGCTCATTGTCCCATTTCTCCATAGTTTCCTTGATGCCATAACATAGGCATAGGATTAAAAATATATAAAATAATGTCTCAACAATAATCATTCCTCATCAACCTCCATCCATACGTTCCCTAGTGTAACAATAAAGAAGGGCACTAGCAAGACCAATCCATCAAAGGCCATTGTGCTTAACTCTCCGTCCTTAATTGTCCACACCGGGCGACTCTCTACGCTCTCTATGTCCAACCCAATACCGAACCGAGGCTCTACGTTTAAAAACATTCCTGCTACATTAAACTGCATCTTGTATACTCCTGCTCTCATCTACTCTCTCTTTGACAAATAGCCCATCGACCATCTGCCCTCGTCTATCTTTAATGTCGTTGTAAGCGTGCGCCATGCACTCCTTCAGGGTCAAACCGTTACGCTCACAAAGGTTAATCAACACGACAATAATGTCCCCTACGTCGTCAACGATAGGCTGACTGGTCATAATGTTTAACCTCAGCTCCTCAACCTCCTCCAACAGCTTCTCGAATTGCTGATGGTCGCTACTCCCCTCGATTAGGTTTCGCGCTTTGTGCCATTCAATAATTTTGCTTTCTAAGTCCTGCATTAGTTTTCCTCCGGTCTATAGTTTACCTGCTCTTTAATATCTGCTATCACCTGCTGTAGTTCCGTCAGGCTTTGACCTAGTTCCTCTATGGTTTCCGCTAGTAGGTCATTCTCTGTGGTGTTATCTGTAATCATTATTTAAACCTCTCTATCTTTCAATATAAACTTATATATATAAAAATCTAAAAAGCTGTCCAACGTCTCTGCGGCCTCAATATCCTCAGCATCTGGCGAAAAATTAGCAAACTTTAATAGCCTGTCTATCTTTTCCTGTGAGGCCGCTACTATAGCCTTTAAAGTCTCGCGCCGGTCAATATGCGCCTGTAGTGCTCGCTCTCGCTCATCTTCCGCCGTTCCCTCGTCAAAATATGGGTCTCTCGCGTCCTCTTCACTCACTCTACATCTGTAATCTGTCATCATAAATCCCTCAAAAGTTTGGCGTGGTGTTTTCTCTCATTATCTCTTAATGTTTCCAACCAGTCCAACAGTCTATCAATTTTTTTCTTGTCACTTGTAAAAATTAATTCTGTAACTAAATAATCGTGGTCGCTCTTAAACTCTGCGTATGTCATACCCTTTAAACCTCATATAATCAATTCTAAGCCATTCTAAGGGGCTACCCTATGCAACCCCACCTGTTACCATTTAAACCCCTGTAATCGCCCTGAATCCT